GAAGTCGTGCGCAAATCCAATTTTGCCGACCAGAGCAACCCCTTTAACACGTCTGCATTTGCGTCATGGACTTGCCGCTGAGTGAAGGCAGCAATGTGACTTATCGCAGTCTGCACTATCGTTTGCAAGCTCCTGCGGTCGATTTCAAGCAGTCCATCAGCGTACTTGAGTGCCCTGGTACCGCGTATCTGCCGCACAATCTCAGAGTTCGTCTTACCTTCTACAAAGCCCTGCGCGATTGCCTGACGGATTCGTTTGGCTTTGGTTGCTTCCAAATCGTCCAGCGCACCTTTGAGGATTAGTCCCTGGAAAGGTCTGGCGAGAGCTGCCGCATACACCTGATCGGGTGATACATCGGCGACATTGAACTGCACTGGCAGCACTTCCTGCAGGGTCATCTGCTGGTATGACGCCTCGAATCTGACGAAATCACGCAACTCATCCCTCAGATCTGCTTGAACCTGGGCGTATGCTTGCGCATTGAGTCCGCGCACACTGCCAAGCATGGCCTCAAGCCGCTGTATTGTGAAAGATTCCGGGTCTAGCCGTTCAAGTGCATCCGATAGCTCCTTAAACAAGGCATCATCAGACAGATTCAGCACCTTCATCATCCGGCGCACGACGCTGTTTGTGTACTTCTGGAGCTCTATCTGGTGCCTGATCGCTGCATCGAGCAGATCATCATTTGCTGCCATTACACAACACCAAGCGCAGGCCCCTGGGCTGCGATCAGATCCTCCTCGGTTGCGCTGTCGAACTCAGGCGAAAGAATACCCCGGCGTTTATACTCGCCATGAAGGGTCTGGCGTGACAAATCACCTGATTGCTTCATTTTCAGCAGCAACTCGGCACTAGCCTCTGCCAGCGTGGCCGCGCCAAAGTCATCATAAATCTCAACGTGACCGCCCTGCTGCTCTCCCACCCACATGGCCATGAACTGCAACGCCTGGTCGATACCGTCTTCCAGATCGCCAACGATACGCTGCAGAGCGCATGCACCCTGCTCATTGTCGGCCAAGGTCTGGCTTTCGGTAATGTTGCCAGGCTTGATCACCAGCAGTTCTGCGCCTGCCTGGCGCATCTGATCTTCCAAGTCCAGCAGTGACTTACGGCCAGCCTCGATCGCAGCGCCTGTATGTTCGACAAACTTCAATTCGGAGTCCAAGGGCAATTTCACAGCAGCAGCTGCGCCGACTGTCAGTGTCCAATTCTCGTCCTGAATCCCAGTGACCGATAGAATCGGCACCCTGGCAACGTGCAAGATCGTGTCTTGATCGCTCTGACTCTGCCAGTGCTTCACGTTCATGTGCGCCATCTCCAGCAGCGGCGGTGCGGCCTTCATAAAGCCTTCACGCTTGCCATAAACTGCAACAAATGGGATGACCGTCAATGAGGTAGTGCCCTCCTCAAACAATGCCCACTCATCTTTAGCCGTCGGCGCTGTTGATTTACGCCAAGTCTGCCATCTTCCTGGCATCAAAACTCGAACCTGCTCAATCTCTTTTTCACCGAACTCACCGTCATCTTCAACGATGCATTCCAGGATACGCAGTTGCGTGAGCACTTCAGCGCCATTCACTTGCTTTGAACGCCAGCCTACCAACTGCTGGGGGCGGATGTGAACAAAATAGGGTCTGACACCTGCAGCAGCTTCCTCCGCCTGTGTTGGGTACAGCAAATTACCATCCGCGTCTTTGGTGGGTGGATAGTCCACCAGGATGCCACTAAAACCATATCCCAATGCTTCCTGACCGATAGCGGCAGCAAACGTGTGCAAGTTGCGACCTTGAAGATCGATATTTTCAGTCCACTTCTTCAAGCGCTCTGGAACGTCTTCGCCAATCGTTATAGGCTTCGAGAAAGGCTTACTGGCCAGTACTTCAATCGTTCGCTGAAAAGCTGGGAACAACGTGGCTACACTCAACCTGGCTTCATAGCTCTTTTCTTGCTCACTCGGCCAGCGTGGCATCAGGTCCTTTTTCTTACGCATGGCAGTGGTGCCACCGATCAAGGCGGCAATCAGCGGCCAGTTCTCGGCCATGGCTGACACCGCGCTTGATTGTGTTCTTACTGTCATATTTTTACATTCTCAATGGTTCTACAGAGGCAACACGCTTCGTAATTGGATAACGTTTGACGATGAAATATCCGCCACTGTCATTGGTGTGATCGAATCCACCCTTCTTGTCTGGCTCACCCTTGTCGTCATATATCTGGCGTTCCAGGCAAAGAGTGAATTTAGGGCATTTGTTCGTATTGACAAGCAATCGCCGCTCTCCGTAGGTGTTACAGAGCATCGCATTCATACTATTAATGCGGTCCTTTACAGCGGGATTCGTGGAATCAACCACCACTGTAAATCCTGCTTTTCGCAGCAAAGACAAATCTGATTCACTTGCATTACTGGTCTTGCGGTTCTGACCAGAAGCATCCGGATAGACAGATATCGTATGCCCAGGGTACCGTTCCTTGATTTTTTCAATCATTGCTGGCGTGTCAAAAACTTCCACAATCTCATCCACCGCACGCGGCAGATCAGAACGCATCACAAACACAACTGCCGCCATCTTGCCGACGTTGAAGTCCATACCTAAATGCAAAGCATCAGCAGCAATGCCCGGCTTAGCTGGCTGCACCGTATCATCGGTATGGTTCTGCCTGCGGTCAAAGCAGTAGTAAATTACCCCTTGGTAGTTCTCGAAACTGGCCAGGTATTCCTGCCGGAACGTGCGCGGGTCCATCTTCCGCCGCGCTGCTTCTATCTCTTCCGCCGGGACATTGCCACCGTCAACTGACGTGTATAGCCAGCTTTTATGGTCAGGCTCTTTGCCCTGTCCGTCTAAGTAGCTGTCATAGCAATGGTTGAAACCCTTGGGCGTTCCAATGCGCAGAGCATGGCCACCTACCCTTTGCTCAGCATTGACAATGAACTTGCAAGTCGAGAGCATGGGACGCAGTACTTCTTCCCATGCCTCATACGGACAATCTGCCCATTCGTCCACTAGGGCGAAAAACAAACCTGAGCCACGCAGATTGTCATAAGCATCCAGGCCGACAATGCGCACCACATGCCCAGCCTTGGTGGTAATTGAGCATTCTGTCTCGTTCGGCTTTGTCGCACGCCAACTGACAGGTATAGCCTGCTTCAGGCGTCGCCAGAAAACACGCTTTGCCTGCTTGAACGTCGGCGCGCAGTACCATATTTCGTCTTCAACACTGACATTCCACTGCGCTGCATACCGCACCGCTCGCCGTATCTCGGCTTTGCCCAGAAATGTCTTGCCGAAGCGTCGACCGCATACAGCATCGCGAAATCGCGCCTTTTTCTGCCAACCCCAGACATAAATGTTCGCCTGCTTTGGCGTCAGCTCAATAGGTGGATCAGAGTATGGGATTGTCTGGGACATCTTCGTCAGGTTTCAGGACATATTCCGGTGCAGCTGGAATGCCGGGAGCGTCTGCACCTGGTGTTTTGTTCGTATCGAGGCGTCGGTTCACGTACACGTCTCCGACTTCCTTTGCAGCTTGCTCAATTACCTGGACAGCAAGGGCAATGTTGCGCATGCCTTCTGCCTGCTGTGCCATTCGCGCCAATGCACGCAAACGAAAGGCTCGGCTCGCAATTGGGATCTCTGCGACCTCTTCACGAAACTTTTTGCGTGTATCCTCGAAAACCGTTCGCCACTTTTGGCTTAAACGCCTTCCTACAAAGCAATTTGGGTCATACGCAGCCACCTGCTGGCGCATCACATCGAGCCCGAATTCCTCTTTTACTGCTTTCGCCACCTGTGTTGGCGTATCGAAACATGCCAGCGCTTGGACGATGAACAGCTTCACCTCGTCACGTAGTGCTGCCATATGTTGCTATCCTGTAAAAGCCGAGTAAAGCTTATGCGGCTCTAAGCAAACACGTTCCGCATGCCCTCGCAATGTTGGTTTTCGCCACTTCTGGTGATGTCTTGGCGGCGTCAATCATCTTTGCCACATCCTTTGACGGGCCGTAGCGTCTGACCACCCCTACAAACTCCTCCACGTCATGAGCGCGCATTGAAAGCTTTGGCTGTCCATCCTTGGCGAATACAGGCTGGCCGAATTCGTCGAGTGTCTGCCCTATGTGGTAAAGCTCATGGTCAACCAATGCGCAGAAGTCTATGTCTGAGCATTGAGCACAGTGACTTGCATCCAGAGTTATCAAGAAATCCGGCACCATGCCGAACCAGTCGCGCATCTGCTGCTCTTGCCTACCCTTCTGCCATGGTCCACAGCGAAACGTTAGGTCTTCGCATTGACCAAGCACTGTTCGCCCATGCTTGTTGAATCCCGCTGCAGCCCACAAGAACGCTACCTCGGCAAACTGTAGATGCGCGTGGTCAACATTGAACAGCGCACCGCCTTCATTGATGATTTGCTCGAAGGCCCATGTTTTGACTTCAGGCGCCGGCACAAACTGGTGCTGTGCCATCGGCTCAAATAAGG